GATTAATTTAAGAGATGTATCTTATGTAGTGCCTAGAATAAATTGGGCCTCTGGTACCGTATACGATCAATATGATGGTAATTACAGCGCGTCTTTTCCAGCTGATTCAGGTGCTACGAGTTTAAAGACTGCTAATTTTTATGTATTAACCAGTACCTTTGGTGTATACAAATGTATATTTAATAAAAATGGCGCTCAATCAACGGAAGAGCCTTCCGGTCAAGATATAACTACTATAACTACCTCTGATGGTTATGTATGGAAATATCTATATACTATTCCATTATCTTCAATAAATCGCTTCTTAACCCCAGAGTTTATGCCGGTTCAGAGAGCGGTAACCAATGCTTATTACTCTGTAGGAGAAGTAAGTACTATTACTATTAACAATGGTGGTTCTGGTTATACCAGTAATGATGATGTGACCTTAACTGTTACAGGTCAATTTTTAGGTGGTACAGGTAATTCAATTGCTAATTTGGTACCGGTATTTAATACATCAGGTGAGTTTATTGATGTAAAGATAAAAGACCCGGGTGCTAATTATAAAACAGCTACTATTAATATTGTTGATGGTGGTATTGTAGGTACCAGCTTACTTAAAAATATTAGCAATGTTAAAATATATAACCCTGGGGCTGGTTATACTTCCGCAGCAATATCTAATACTACAGCAACTATAACTACCACAGGTCTGACTCAGCCTACATCTAATGCTTTTGCTAATCTAATATTCAGTAGTAATGCATTGGTTGATATTGTATTAATTAATAAAGGTACCGGCTATACTACAGCTGCTCGGGCAAATACTACTATAACTATTAGTACTACTGGTAACAGTCAACCTACATCTAATGCTAGCGCTAATCTATTTTATTCATCTTCTGCTGTACTAACCCCGGTATTACGTAACGGGACAATTCATTCTGTCCTGATTGAAGATGAAGGTACGGGGTACAGTTCTAATCTATCAACCACTATTTCGGTAATTGGCGACGGTACCGGTTTCGTAGCCACACCTTATGTTAATGCAGCAGGCCAAGTTGAAGATGTAATTATTGAAAATCGCGGCAATGGTTATTCATATTTAAACCTTACCTTTGCAAGTGCTACCGGTTCGGGTGCAAATGCATTTGCTAACCTATCAGTGGATGACATTGATACTTTACAGACGGTGGTAGAGTTATCAGCTATCAATGGAGGTATTCATGCATTTAATATCAGTAATGTAGGTTCTGGTTATTCTTATGCTAACGTTACCGTTTCTGGTGATGGTATAAGTTTTTCAGGTAATGTTATTGTGGCTAATAATACTATCAGTTATATTACCGTATTAACACCAGGTTCAGGTTATACATTTGCAAATGTAATAATAACCGGAGATGGTTCTAATGCTAATGCCTCAGCCATCATATCCCCTTACAGAGGCCACGGAAGTGATCCAGTGAAAGAATTATTTGCAGATACTTTAATGTTCACATCAACAATAAATAATGAAAAGAACCAAGGTGTCAGTGTAAAGAATGATTACAGACAGTTTGGTATCATTAAAGATTTAAAACAATACGGTAATGAGCGCGCTTTTGCTAACGTTATCGGAAGCTCATGCTACCTTGTTACAGTTGATACTATTAATGGCCTCGAGCGGGATATGGTTCTCACTCACTCTACAGGAACTTCAAAACGTTATTTCGAAGTAGTTGAAGTAGTACCTTCAAGTAATCAAATATTAGTTCAGAATAAAAATAATCACGATGTAACCACAGGTGATGTATTGACAGATGAAGCGTCTGATCTTGACTACACAATAACCGATTTGACAATATCCCCCACTATAAATAAATTTAGTGGAGATTTGCTGTATATTGATAACAGAACATCGGTAAGCTACAGCGAACAACAACTAGTTACTCTAAGAACAGTAATCAAATTATAAACAGGTAAGAGATGGCGATTAATTTTAACACCGATCCGTACTACGACGACTTTAGTGAAGATAAGAATTTTCACCACATTCTCTTTAAACCAGGTGTGGCTGTTCAAGCTAGAGAACTTAACCAGGTTCAATCTATATTTCAAAAACAAGTTTCTAATTTTGGTAGTCATGTTTTTAAAGATGGTTCGCGTGTCCTGGGAGGAGAGATCTTTCTAGATGATAAAGTTAAAGCTGTCAGGCTTAAAACTACTTATAATGGCGCAGATATTACTATATCTAATTACGGAAACCTTTTTGCTAAGGGTACAGTTTCCGGGGTAATTGGTGAAGTAAAATACACGTTTGCTGCCGATGATACTACTGTTGGAGATCCTCCTACAATCGTAATTAAGCCTAGCAATACTTCTAATGCTTCTATTTTCTCTTCAGAAGAAACCTTAGATTTTTATCCTAATCTACTAGATGCACTTAATGAATCTAATCTTACAGCCTATCATGCTGTAACGGTGGCTGATGTAACGGTTACAAAAACTGGTAGCTGTTCTGAATATAGTCAAGTCGTTACCCTAGCAAGTACTACCAATATTAATGTAGGTGATTTAATAACAGCAACTGGGCTAACTAAAACCTTGTATGTTATTGAAGTTACATCTTCCACAGCAATTAAAATAAATGAGTACGCTGGTGCTACCTTAGCAAGCACTACATTTACGTTCACTCAGAAAGGTACTCAACCTACATTGGAAGTGGCTGTTAACGAGGGTATATTTTTTAAAAACGGTTATTTTATTAAATCTGTAGCTCAATCGGTCATACCTAAAAAATACAGTAGCTTTCCCTCTGCCTCTATTGGATTTAGTATTACAGAAAGTGCTATTACATCTGATGATGATGAAACATTACTAGACCCTGCCATCAGCACCTATAATTATTTTGCTCCTGGTGCAGATAGATTTAAAATTAGTTTAGATTTAGTATCACTTGCCATAATTGGTGAAAATCCTGATTTAACTAACGACCCGGATTTTATTGAAATTATTCGTGTTAAAGAAGGTCAGACACTTAAGTCTAGAAAGACCGAGTATTCTGAATTAGATAAAGCCCTAGCTCGTAGAACCTTTGATGAATCGGGTAACTACCTGGTTAAAAACTTTATCCTTTACCTTAATGGTACAACAGACGCAGCTACTACAATTAATACAGATGTACTACCTGGTAAGGCGTATGTTAATGGTTATGAGATTGAAACGGTAGCTCCAACTCGCTTGCTGTTAGATAAAGCCCGTGATACAGAGAATGTTGCAGGGTTTGATATTTCCCCATTCTATGGTAATTATACTGTTGTAAGCGTACCAGGGTATTCATTACCTACCCTGGGTTCTAATGTTGAACTTCACACAGCTAATACAACTATATCCTTTGCAACTAGAGCGGGTACAGCGCACGTTAAACAAATTGAATACAATTCAGGTTCTAATACAACTTCAACCTATAAGTTGTTTTTAAATGATATTAATCTTTCTTCGAATACATTTGCAAATGTAAGATACGTTGTAGGCGTTACAAATAATACTTATAATACATCTAACATTACGTTCCGGGCTAATATTGACTCGACTGCTATTGTATCTAGTAATGCACAACTTTATGATGCATCATATGATAACTTATTATTCTCAATCCCTCAAAATAATATTGAGAATGTAACTTCTTCCACTTATCAATTTAAGAGACGTTTTGCCGACATTGCCTTCTCTTCTGGTACCGCAACAATTACAACCAACATTGCTTCTGAAGATTTTGTAGGTGGTACAGGGGTTCTTCCTGCGACTACGGCAAGAACATATTATTATGTAGTTGCAAAGACAGCGTCCGGTACTTTTACAGCCGGGCAAGTCATTCCAATGGATGGAGGAGCTAGATCGGTAACGATTCCAGTCGTTGGATCTGGTGCAGTTGGTCAAGCAGTATTAAATGTATCTGACGCATCGTTTAATGGTACATGTGACATTTACGCCACTATAGAAGTACAGTCAGATACAAGAAAAAATAAAACATTAGTTGCAAATACTATTATATCTGCTAACATCTCTGCTGCTAATACGTATGTAAGCCTTGCCGTATCAGATGTGTATACCTTAAATAAAGTATACAAAATTTTAGGTAGTAATGTTTATACTGGAGCATGGTCTTCAGCCACCACATACCCTGCCTCTGGTAATGTGATTACATATTCAGGTCTAGCATATACAGCTAACGCTATTAGTACCAATATTAACCCTGTAGGTAATACTGTCTACTGGACAGAAGTAACAGGTCAAACCCTTACTGATTTTACTTTAGATACCGGACAACGGGATAACTATTATGACCACGGTCGCATTAAGTTCAATGGAGCTACTGCACCTGGTAAAGTTGTCATTATGGCTAATTACTTTACCCATTCAGGTGGTTTAGGTTATTTTACAAATGATTCCTATCCTACTGATTACAGTCTAATTCCTTCTTATACCACTACTAAGTCAGGTACTAAGTATGAGTTAAGAGACAGTTATGACTTCCGTCCTCGTAGAACAGATGGTTCATCTTCTTTAGTATTTGACTCATATCAAATACCTACCCCTTACAATGCTATTCAAAGCGATCACTCCTACTACCTAGGTAGAATAGATAAGATTGCACTTACCCCTTCTGGTGTATTTAAAATTATCAAGGGCATCAGTTCTTTTAGTAATCCTGGTGTACCTTCTGATGATGCAGATGCTATGACATTGGCAACTTTAAGAATACCTGCATACACATTTAATTCTTCTGATATTAAGTTAGATTATGTAAGTAGAAGAAGATACACGATGAAGGACATTGG